ACCTTGGGCAACTCAAAGAAAAATAGTATGGCAAGCATTTTCTAAAGGGCAAAAAATTAGACCTCCAAAGCCAGTTGTTCAACCAAGATTCCCTGTAGGTTCAGGTAATAGAGTGTTTAACTATAGAAAAGCAGTTTTTATTGGAAACAAAGCGGAATATTCTCAATATGTTTTAGAGGGTGGAGAGATTCAAAGATTTGTTCAAGGTCAATTAGGTCGTTTGATAAAAGAAAATATGTCAGATAAAGGTAAGATATTTATAGGAGGAGCTACATCTGAGAAGTTCTCAGGTACTACATATACAAGTTTTGAAGCATGACCTTAGTAAACACAAGAGCAGCATTTGAAAAAGCAGTAACAGATGCAGTTGCAGCAGCAGATAACACTGTTGAAATGGTTTATGACAATGTTCATTACACCACACCTGGAAAAAGTACAAAGTATATTTTGATGAGTTTGAACTTTACTCAATCAACACAACAAAATCAGGGAGCATCATCGGATTATTATGCTGGTGTCATTCAATGTAATGTTTACGTTCCAAAATCCAAAGGCACTTCTGTTTTATCTTCTATTTCTGAAGCTGTGATTGATGGACTTACTTCAGTAAATGCTTCTGATTATACAGATACGTTTAGCTGTAAGCCTAGAGTATTAGATATAAATGGCCCAACTCCTTTGGAAATAGAGGATAGAAGTCATTTCATTGGAATAATATCTTGTCAATTTTCAGCAAACGCCTAGTATAATAGAATAGCAATCTAATAAATTTATGGAAGCAATAGAACTGCTCAAGAACAAATTTGGTGTTCAACAAAAATATTTGTATGAATTAAAAGAAGGAGATGTAACAGTTTTGGAAATCTACTGGAATCCATTGACCATTGCAGAAAGAGAAGCGATTGTTGGAAAATCTGGAGATTCAGCATCAAGTGAAGATTTTGCTTTAAATCTTATGATTCAAAAAGCACTAGATAAAGATGGTAAAAGGTTATTTCAAGATGGTCATAGAGCTTCATTAAGAAGAGAAGTAAATGCAGGTATTCTGCAAGAAATTCAACTTGCAATGCTTAATTCTGGTGCTGATTACAAATTGGAGGAAGCGAAAGCAGATTTAAAAAGTTAAAAGTGATTGGTTTTTTATGTTTTTCTTAGCTTCAGAATTAGGAATGACTATTCAAGAGCTTACTAATAAATTAACTCAGGAAGAATATATAAACTGGCTTGCTTATTATGAATTAAAGAAAGAATATGAGGATAAAGCGTATGAAGAGGCAAAGAATAAATCACGAGCAAGAAAACGCTAAAAGCGGTACACTAAAATAAAGTTTTGTTTTTACTGTGGCCGATTACGGAGTAAATATAAATTTAAGAGTAAAAGGTCAATCTGGTCTTGATAGGTTAAATGCAAAGGTAAAAGAATTAACAAAAAGTGTAGATAATATTCGTGGAGTTGACATAATGAATCCCCGTAATATTGGGGGTGCAGCAGGAAAAGGTGCTCGTAAAACGATAAAAGAATACAGACAAGACATGGAAGAGCTTGTCAAAACAGTTAATAAATCTGGAAAAGTTTTTGGAAAAACTAGAAATCAACAGTTTGCAGCGATAGATGCTTTACAAGAATATTCAAATAGTTTAACTATTGGTTCAAAAAAACAACTAGCAGCAGTAGCAGCTACGCAAAAGTTAACTCGTCAAACAGATCTTGAAACAACTTCAATACTTGAAAACAATAAAGCACGCAAACAAAATATAGATCTCTCAAATCGAATGGGAGGAGGAGGTAGAAATCAATTCCGTGGAGGGATAAACCCTAAAGGAAATAAAGCAGCATTTACAAGTGCAGCTATTTCTGGGGCGTTTCCATTGCTATTTGGACAGGGTTTACTTGGGGGTGCTTTTGGTTTTGCAGGTGGCTTTGCAGGAACTAAGATTGGCGGTCAAATGGGAGGCTTTGCAGGAGGTCTTGTTGCTACTGC